GATGTTAGATGGTTCACTCCAAAACTAAAACACGGGCATATATTAGCAGTGCCACTAACACAGGGCGATAAACCAGTGTGTGCATATTTTGTAAAAGAAACGACTAAATTACCGGAAGTTCTTAGCATTGAAAAAATGTTATAATAGCACATGGCGACTAAAAAGAAAACAGCAAGTACGAACAGGGAACCACCTAAACTCGATATGTTCAAGCGGGTGTTACCCAGTGCAGATCGGCGCAATAGACAATTTTACGATTCACTGAATGACGAAGAACGCAAGGAGTTCGACAGTGGTTGGCTAATAATGCGATATCTAAGCAGTGCCGAGCACAGTAATGCTGGTGTATTGGAACGCTATCTAATTTACACCAATGAACTAGTTAATGTTAATTTTAGTGACATGGATCCTGAGCTACGCTGGAAATTGATGACAGTGGTGGGCTGTGGACAAAGTGTTCAGCATCCATTTATCAGACCTCCCAGTGGAAAACGTAAAAAGAAAAATCCATTTAAAGATTGGCTAGCATCACAAAATCCACATCTCAGTGATCAAGAACTAGATATATGGTTAAGTGGCATGGATAAAAAGTCCGCCAAAGATATGCTAGAACAATTCAACGTTAAAAACAAAGATATTATTGCCAGTGCAAATGACCTTTAAATGCAAATATTGTAACAGAGACTTTGCTAGAGAAACCACGCTGATGTCACATATGTGTGAACAAAAGCGTAGAATAATCTGCAAAGATGACAAAGTCAATCGTATCGCATATCAGAGCTGGCTAATTTTTAGACGCATTAGTATAGCCAATGTTAAGCATGACAGGCCCTATGAAGATTTTGTCGCCAATACTTACTTTACGGGCTTTATGAAGTTAAGTAAATATATGATAGATTTGAATTTATCAGACACAGAAGATTTTGTTAGGTATCTGATCACTAACAGTATTAAGATGCGAGATTGGACTAAGTCTTTTGTTCTTCATGAGTATGTCAAGCAAAAACTGCGAACAGAAACTGCCGACAGGGCAATAGAAAGAACAATATTGCATATCAAGCAGTGGTCTGAAAGCACAAATAGAGACTGGCGTGAATATTTTAAATTGGTACCACCGGCGCAATTTGTGCATGATTTTAAATTAGGTAGGCTTAGTCCCTGGTGTTTGTTTGCCACCGATCAAGGAAGTAGATTAGTTGACAGGCTAGAACCTGGGCAAGTAGAAGACTTAGTTAAGTTTGTGGAACCACAGAGTTGGCGAGCAAGAATGTTAAGAGACCCCGGTGAACGAGATTGGGTGCAAAAAGTTTTTAATGAAGCGGAAATACTATGAATCAATACACAGAAAAACGACAAGTTGCAGCTCTACTGAAGACCACTTCAGAAATAGAAAGCAGTACTTTTAAAGTTATCAACGGTATGGTAGAGTTTACCATGGATGGACAAAGAGTATATGTACCTACAGCAGAAGCATTCAGCATGTTACTGAAAAAAGTATCAGTTCTAGAGCAACGTCTGATGTCTGTGGATAATAAAGTAATCAATGCACGTAGGCGCAAAGAATGAGTACAGATGTCGACATTGACCTTGCCAATAGAGAGCAAATAGTAGAACTATTAAAGCCAATTCCAGCCATGCAACTGGATAATGGCAAACCTAGAAAACATAACACAGGTGTTTATTTTCATAATGTACCGGTGAATCCATTTACAGGACTGGCCACAATAAATTATAAACAGGCCGAAGATCGAGGTTGGTTTAAGATAGACTTACTTAATGTTGGTATCTATGGTGATTTTGAAAGTAATAATCAAATAGATAATTTGCTGGAAAAAGAACCAATCTGGGAATTATTGGAGCACAGAGAAATAATTGAACAATTATTTCATATACACAGCCACGCCGATACCGTAATTAAAATGCGTCCTAGAAGCTTGGAACAGTTGGCCATGGTGCTGGCTTGCATACGTCCTGGTAAAAAGCATTTAATTGGTAGAAGCTGGGCAGATGTTGAGCGTGAAGTATGGGTTAAACCAGACAACGATGATTACTATTTTAAGCGTAGTCACAGTTTTGGTTATGCTCAAGCGATTGTATTACAAATGAATAAGATGAGTTATAGTTTTTGAACTAGTTGTATCTGTCTGCGTTTGATACGTTTAGTAATTATATTCTGAAGACTAATCGGTACGCCATGTAATATTTCAAAGTCTTTTACATTATATGTTTTAAGACAATAACTAAATTGTTTGAATTTAGGACCTATGACAAGGTTTATGGGCAACAGTCTATTACTGCCCCACCACCATTCTTCACCGCAGTCCAAAAAGCCCTGCTTGTCTTCTATGCAATTTAATACATTATAGACGTAAACACTGGCTATGGTATTGGTGTAATTTTGTATTATTCCTAGAAATTCGTCCTCTCCGCTTTTGCACAAGCTCAAGAAAGGGAATTTTTCTAATATTTCTGTATGATTCGCCATCGGAAATATTTAGCTATCATTTCATTTAAGTGAAAATTAAATAAATATAGCTATGAGCGATACAATTTCATTTTTGCAATATCCACAGCGTAGCATACTTATTGACGCCCAGGGGTACAGTAGGACAACCAATATGCCATTTAATACAACACGTAAGACCATATACAAAGGTGTGGATAGCACACTGGGTTTTGATATAAAAAATCAAGATAGAAAACCTGTGAATCTTTTAGGTAAGACTGTGATGATCAACCTAATGCAAGTTAGAACCGGTGAACTTTTGATTCAACGCAGAGCAGATCTTATCAAACCCGAAGATGGCTTTTGTGAGTTCACAGTATTCAGCAGTGACTTAATAGACAAGCCTCCGGGAATATATCAGATCAGCGCCGTAGTCTACGACTCTGACGGCATAGCACGTAGTTTATATACAGACAACAATCGAAGAGCTACCATGGAAATAGAGCTAATGGATGGTGCTTATCCCAAGTACATTCCAAGCGTTGAATTAACTTTTACACAGTCCAGCGGCACTTGGACTAGCCAGCCAGTTAAAGCTAATTCTCAACCAAATGACAGCAGTACCTTGCATACCATACAGGTATCGGTTACGGGGTTCAAAGGTAACGTGCAGGCTTTGATCAGTTTAGAATATGAAAGTGATGGCAACTACTTTCCAGTGAAATTTGTTAATAATGAATATCTGATCAATTTCGATGGGATCACAGATATACAAGGTTGGAATTTTCTTGGCAGTGCACGTTGGGTAAAAATAATGTTCACCCCTGACGGCGATAACACCGGAACAGTTGACAAAATACTATACAGAAGTTAAAATAGTAAGGCATGGCAGCCTTACAAACATTAATTAGAAGTAGATTGACTGGACGCCCTAGCCCCAAAGGCTGGGTAAGTTTCAACTGTCCAATGTGCACTCTCAACGGACAGTCTAGAGCAGATACAAAACGTCGCGGCGGCATAATGTATAATCCCGACGGTGCAGTAAGCTATCACTGTTTTAACTGTCAATATAAAACAAGTTGGCAACCTGGTCGCACTCTAAGTTTCAAAATGCGTAAGTTGCTTAGACAACTTGGTTTTGACGAAGCAGAAGTGCAACGACTGAATCTAGAATTATTAAGTCAAGCAGATGTAGAAACTTTAGTAAACAGGGAGCCAGAACCAACGTGGACACCCAACTGGCCCGATTATAGTCTAGGATTTGACGTGCGGCCCATTGAAGATCCAGAAAAAATAGATTACTTAGAACACAGACAAGTCTATAATCTAGCAGTTTGGCTGGAAACAGATTCAGAGTATGCAGGGTTAAACAATAGAGTGATACTACCTTTGACCTATGAGAACAGACTAGTGGGATTCCAAAGTAGACACGTTGTAGGGGAATTGTCTGATAAGTTTTCTAAGTATTATAAAAAGGCACCTGCAGACTATGTATTTGGTTTAGATCGTCAACGAGATAACAGGCAGTTTGTTATTGTCACAGAAGGCGAGATGGATGCGCTACTTACCTCTGGATTAAGTATTGGCAGTAATAATCTAAGCGATCGTCAAGCACAGTTGATCGAGGACTTAAATATAGAACCTATTGTGATCCCAGACGCAGACAAGGGCGGAAGACCCTTAGTAGAACGAGCCGCAGACTATGGCTGGAGTGTAAGTTTTCCAGAATGGGAAAACTGTAAAGACGTCAGTGACGCAGTAATGAAATATGGACGATTGTTTGCTATTAACAGCATACTACAGGCCGCAGAACATAGTCCAACAAAAATAAGATTAATGGGAAAGAGATATTGTCAATGAGTGATGAAATTAAAGAATATAGCACAGACTTACAAAAACTATTTTTGGAGTTTCTAGTAAGCGACAAGGAGTTACTGAGCCGCTGCCAAAATGTCTTGGACGAAACGCATTTTTCTCGGGGACTACAGGATACGGCAAAATTTATCAAAGATTACGCCAACAAATACAGTGATAGCCCAACCACAGAACAAATCACAGCAGTAACTGGTACGGAATTAAAACAGATTCCCGGAGAAGCAGCCAGCCACAGGGAATGGTTCTTAACAGAGTTTGAACAGTTTGCTAGACACAAGGCCCTAGAGAAAGCCATTCTCAAAAGTGCAGACTTGTTGGATAAACAACGATATGGTGAAGTTGAGCGACTCATCAAAGATGCCAGCAGTGTTGGTCTGCCAAGAAGTTTTGGTACAGACTACTTTGAAGATCCTCGCGGTCGCTTGGAAGCTCTGAGAAGTAATAATGGACAAGTAAGTACAGGCTGGAAAAGTATTGACGAAAAGTTATATGGCGGCTTTAACCGAGGCGAGTTAAACATTTTCGCCGCGCCATCGGGTGGCGGTAAATCATTGTTTTTACAGAATCTTTCGTTGCACTGGTCCATGCAAGGACTTAACGGAGTTTATTTTAGTCTAGAACTAGCAGAAGGATTATGTAGCAAGCGCATAGATAGTATGCTAACCGGTGTTCCTTCCAGGGACATCTATAGAAACTTGGATGATGTTGAATTAAAGGTTAGATCTATAGGTAAAAAATCCGGTAAACTACAAATTGTTCAGCTCACACCTGGTGTAACAGTCAATGATTTAAAGAGCTGGCTTAAAGAATTCCAGATCTTCAGTGGAGCCAAAATAGATTACGTAATTGTAGACTACTTGGATCTGATGCATCCTGTTAGCGTTAAAGTTAGTGCTGAAAATTTGTTTATCAAGGACAAATATGTCAGTGAAGAACTTCGAGCTCTTGCCACACAGGGCAAGTATTTGTTTGCAACAGCGAGTCAGTTGAATCGTGGCGCCGTTGAAAGTGTGGAATTCGATCACAGTCATATCAGTGGTGGTTTAAGTAAGATTCAAACAGCGGATAATGTTATTGGTATCTTTAACAGTATGACAATGCGTGAACGGCAACGAGTACAGATACAGTTTATGAAA